TAATAGGGCGTTTTGCGACAGTCCTCGTACTTCGCCATTTTCAACTGCGCCGCCTGGCTGGTGCGTACCTTCTCAGGCCACAGCGTACCGGCCAGAGCGATGACCGCGCCAACGCTGCAGGCGATAACACGCTTTTTCATCGGGTGCCCCCTTTCAGAGAGGTGATGAGTTCCTTCACTTCCTTCCTGTTCTCGGCGTCGCTGCGCACCGCGGTGATCAACTGTGCCAGTAAGGCGTTGGTCGTTTCCTGCGTGCGGGCCACGCGACGGCGATGGATCTCGCCCAACGCGGCGGCGATCAGGCCAATGACTAGCCCGCCAGCAGCGAGCCATTCGCGCTGCGTCATCACGCCGACGCCCATCAACAGGGTCGACCAGGTGTAGATAATCCAATTCCAGATACGGTCGATCACGTCCATAGCTGCACAGCCTCCTGTTGTGCTGACCGGTCGATCTCCGGCAACTCAACTACCTGGCCGGCGGTCAGGAATATCTGGCCGGCAATCCCCGGATTGGCAGCCAGTACGGCTTCGGTGACACCCTGCGTGGTGCCGTAATGGCGCTGGCACAGTAAATCCAGCGTGTCGCCCTGCATTGCTCGCACTTTCACTAGAATGCCTCCGCGTAATTGCGCACTTCGTCGCGAATATCGGCGATAGCCCAGCGCGCATCGCGCCACAGGTCAGCAGCCTGCAGGGTAAGTCCGGCGGCGTGTTTCTCGCCGGCGTCGCCGGTGGTGTCAACGTCGCGGTAATTCTCAATCAGATACGCGCGGGTGAGGCTGTACACCGCACGGCGATAACGGAATACCTTGATGCTTTCGCCATTGATTTCATCGGATGGAACGGCTGCCAGTGATGCATAGCCGGCTTTTAGCTGGACGGCTTGCCAGCGGGCCAACTGGCCGATCACATGGGCCACGCCCTCGATCACGGCGTGCTTCAATCGGGTGGTGGTCACCGTGCCGTTTATACGCATTTCCATGCGCACGGCTCTGAGTGTGATCTCAGGCCAGAAAGGGCCGGCGGTGACCTTCTCGCCGTTATCATCGGTATCTGGCACATCGTCAGCGGCGGGGGTGACGGTACGCCCGGCAACAAGGCTCATGGCCCAATCTCCTCAAAAGGTGGCGGTGAGCGAGTGGAGAAAAGCACGCGCCAGGCACGGCAGATCTCCACCCGCGCCGCCAGCGCACGGGGCGCAAGTCGTTTTATTCAGTGGCTGGCGTCTTGGTTTTCTTTACTGGCGCCTTACCGGTTGTCTTCTTAGCCGGCGCTTTGCTCGGGGCGCGGCGTTGTCTGCTGGGCTTCGTGGCCACCGCAGTCGTTTCTGACGATGCTGCAGCGTCGGTATTTGGCGCGGAGCTGGTATTACCATCGCCTGTTGCTGCATGAGCATCAGTGCCCATTGCATCAGTACCTTCAGCATTGCTTTCCCCTTCGCCGGCGGTTGCCAGACTGGCTTTTTTAACCAATCGCGCCAGGCGTTCGATCTCTTTTTTCACACCGGCGCCGGCGTCCAATTTAATCGCCTGGCGCAGTAAGCCCAGCGCGATAGCCTGGTCGGCTTCGGTGCCGTTGCGCAGTGCGAAACCGCGAACCTTGAACAGCTTGGCAAGCACCTGATCCGGCATATCCTTGCCGTCGACAATCTGTGCAAGGTCATTCAGCACCGACAGGTAAGGGGCCAAGTCTGCGGTTTCGTCGGCCTTCACCTGCACCAGAATGGGGTCGCAAAGCTCTTCTACAAGTGCGGTGGCCGCAGTACGGCGGAAGCGGTCAGGCATCGCGAGGTCGTGCGCGATGACGTAGCGGCCAATGCGTACAGCAAGCGGATAATCAGCCGTATCAATGGCCCAAATCATGAGGGTGACGATCACTTCATCCTGGCGGCCGCTGTCACCCTCAAGGGTGCCGTCGATCCAGCCTTCGTAATGCGGCAGTAATTGTTTTTTCATCGCCGCTTTCGCCTGGTCAGACTGCACTTTTCTCAGTGCACTCTGATCCATACGCAGACGGTGAAGAATTTGTTCGTGCGCGGTGCGGGCGGCATCCGATTGTTCTTCGGTCTTACCGTGGCGTTCCGCCATGACGCGTTGAAAATGTTTTTGTGCCGGTGTCAGCATTATCCTGTCCCCGAAGTGGGGCGGGCAGGTGCCCGCCCAGGTGATTAACCGCCGCTCGCAGGCTGCGCGAAGGTGATGCCGTCGATAAAGGCCACGTTGCCGTAGTCCTCAATCACGAAATCATCATTCGATGACTGGTAGGTTGCGACGCGGTTGTACTCCGGTTCTTCCTTGATGGTGCGACGCAGGCCACCGCGCTGGTAGTAGATCGACAGGTTTTTAAACGGTGTGATCAGGATGCCGTTGACCGGGAAGAACGGCGCGATAAAGGTCGGCATGTTCCCGACACGCTCTTGCGCCACGATCAACTGGCCGGCCAGCATTTCGGTGTTCGGGTTGGTCTGGCTCATGGCGTTGATTGCCGGGAAGTTGCTGGTTGTCAGCAGGTCGCCGGCCAGGATCACCACGTTATCCGGGTTACGCTTGTGCCATTCATCCATCAGGCTGTTTTTGGCATCATAGACCGCAGCGGATACGTTGCCGTAAGTGCCTTTGGTGATGATCTTATTGTCCTCATCGCGTGAGGTGACCGTGATATTAGAAATCACGCGGTGCGGCGCTTCCCTGCGGATCTTCTCAAGGAAACCGATACCGCAATCCTGCAACAGTGGGTTGGCTGCGCGGTCTGACGGGTCGACGTAACTGGTGCCGTTAAAACCAATCATAATGCGGTCAAGCGACATCTGGCGCGCCATCGCTGAGCTGATCAGCGGCTGGAAGTTCGGCTGATGTGCCCAGGCGTCCAACTGTTCGTAGCTGATGCCGTAGTCATAGTTGACTTTGCGGCACATGTAGTTGAACGGCTCCATTTTGTCGTTGGCGACAGGATTACGGCGGGCGCTCGTGCTGTTGTTCACGCCGGCCAACGGGCCTTTGCTGCCGATCAGCACTTTCTGCCCGATCTGCTGGGTGACGCCGAACATATTAATTTTGCTCAGGAAGGAGTCATTTTCCTGCGCTGCAGCTTCCAGTTTCTGCTGTACCGTTGGGTCAACAGCAAACTTTGCGGCAACTGCTGCCGGCGATACGCGGTTTAGCTGTGCCTGCCGGGCAACGTACTGATCAAACAGCTCGCGGGTAATATTTTCCATGTTCTATTTCTCTTGTAGTGAATGTCAGTCGTTGGCTCAGTAGTCAGCCAGCTGTGCGTTGTTGCCACCACTGGCTGGCGGACGTCGGCTGTAGTTGCCGTCCGTGCCTTCAACCTTCTGCTGCAGTGCAGCAAGGTCGGTGGTCAACTTCTCAATGGCCTGTTTATTGCTGGCTGCCGTTTGCTCGGCGCTGCCGAACTGGTCGGACAGATCGGCCTGGGATTGCGCCACCACCTCTACCGCCTGATGCACCTGACTGAAACGCTCGTCGTCGGTTTTCTTGCCCTTGCCGAGGATGCCCATCACGCGAGAAAACCACTCGCTGCCGGAGGTGGATCGCTCCTGGTCTGCCTGCACCAGCTCCGCCTCGAATGCGTTAGTAAACATTGTCGTTTCGGCATCAGCAGCGCTGAAGCGCATGACCTCGCCGCGTTTCTCGGCGGCAAATTTCAGTTTGTCCGTTCCCAGGCTGGCAGGCGTGTCGGTCATCGCCAGGCCAACCAGATAGGGGCCGTTGGTCGTGGGAAACTGAGGGTGAATTTCGACACTGGAGAAAATCTTCTTCCCGTCATCGGTCATGGCCTTCATACGTGCCGTTGGTTCGATCTCCGCGAACAAGGAAGCCTCACCCGCCAAAGGGCCTTCGGAAATGTCTTCGGCAGAAAGCGCGGCAACATCCCCCATGGCGCAAAAATCGCTGCCTGGGAAGGGCGAAAGGTAGTGCTCGATATTGACGCGGGCGCCATAGAGCGACGGGTTATAAGATGCCGCCATTGCATGGATCTGTTCGCGGGTGACCTTACGTCCGTCGACGGTGACGCCGGAGGTCATAACGCGGAATTTCTTACGGGTGCTCGTTGTGCTTGCCATGTTTGCTTGCTCACGATCTGTTGAGTTCCCGGTGATGATGGCAGGGCGCCCGGCCCCCTCTCAACGCGTTGTTGTTGTCGGAGAACGCTGACAGCCGGCACCGCAAGAAAGCCCCCGCGCGCGCGGGTTAACCTCCCCGGCAGGACATGGGGGGAGACTATGACGGTTCAGGAAACATTCACCCGACATCGGGCACGGCAGCTTTACTGGCAGGGGTATCCGCCGGCGGAAATCGCACGCCTGATGGGTATCAATCAAAACACGGTCTATGCCTGGAAGAAGCGCGAGGAATGGGACGAAACGCCACCGATACAGCGTGTCACCACCTCGCTCGATGCACGCCTGGTGCAACTGACCGGCAAGGACAAAAAGAGCGGCGGTGACTTCAAGGAAATTGACCTGTTGACGCGCCAGCTGAAGAAACTGGACAACGGCACGCCGGCCACGCAGCCGAAGAAGAAGGTGCGCAAGAAACAAAACTTCTTCTCTGAGGCGCAGATCGCGCAGCTGCGTGAAAACATTCTGGGTTCGCTGCATTGGCACCAGCGAGGCTGGTATGACAACCATCATCACCGCAACCGTATGGTGCTCAAAAGCCGTCAGGTGGGGGCAACCTGGTACTTTGCCCGCGAAGCACTGGTGCGGGCACTCTCCGATGATGTGAAGTACAAGCACCAGCTCAACCAGATATTTCTGTCAGCCAGTCGCCGGCAGGCGTACCAGTTCCGCAGTTTTATCCGTTCTGCAGCAGCGGAAGTCGACGTCGAATTAAAAGGCGGCGACATGATCCAGCTTGCCAATGGCGCGGAGCTGCACTTTCTCGGCACATCCGCTGCGACGGCGCAGTCGTACACCGGCAACCTGTTCTTTGATGAGTTCTTCTGGGTGGGCCAGTTTGCCAACCTGAAGAAGGTGGCCGGCGCCATGGCGACGTTGAAAGGGCTGACGCGTACCTACTTTTCCACACCGTCGGCGGAAAGCCATGAGGCTTACCCGTTCTGGACGGGTGAAGCCTTCAACAAAGGGCGCGCAAGCGGCAAACGCGTAGAGTTCGACACGTCCTGGAAGACGCTGAACAGCGGTCTGATGTGCCCGGATAAAATCTGGCGTCAGATAGTCACGCTACAGGACGCTATCGATCACGGCTGGGATTTGACGGATATCGATGAGATCCGCGAAGAAAATAGCCCGGAAGAGTATGACAACCTGTATGGCTGCCAGTTTATCCGTAATGGGGAAGCGGCCTTTGACTACAACATGCTGCTGACCTGCGGCGCCGACGGTTATGACGATTGGCTTGACTGGAAACCTTACGCCATGCGGCCCATGGCCGATCGTCCGGTCTGGATTGGTTACGATCCCAACGGCGCCAGCGGGAAAGGGGACAGCGGCGGTATATCTGTCAACGCAGTGCCGCTGGTCGGTGGTGGCAAGTTCCGCACCATCGAAACGCAACGCATCCGGGGCATGGAGTTCGAGGCACAGGCCAATCTGATCATTGGCATGTTGGATCGCTACAACGTGCAGCACATTGGCATTGATGGGCAAGGGATTGGTGAGGCGGTGTGGCAACTGGTCAAGAAGCGGTTCCCGGCAGCGGTCTGTTACCAGTTCAACCCGGCCAGCAAGCGCATGCTGGTATTGAAGATGCAACAGATAGTCCGCGGTGGTCGCTGGGAGTATGACCGCGGTGAGTACGACCTGATCACCGCCTTCAATGCCGTGCGCAAAGTGGTCACCCCTGGCGGAGTCATCACCTATGACACCGATCGCAGTCGTGGCGTGAGCCATGGCGACCTGGCCTGGGCGACCATGCTGGCAATCATTAACGAACCGCTGGGACAAGACGGCGGCAGCAACATGACGGTTATGGAGTATTAACGTGAGCAAAAGAAAACCCCCACAGACACGCCAACAGCCGGCAGCAGAAACGCAGACGGATCTGGCGGCCGAGCTGCAAAAACTCCCTGGCCTGAGTACCTTCTCATTTGATGGCCCTTGGCCGGTATCGTCGTCCTATGATTTGCTGGACTCGATGTATTGCGCCGACAACGGTCGGTACTACGATACGCCGATCAGCTGGTACGGCCTGGCTCGTCAGTTCGGTCACGCGAGCTGGCACCAGTCGGCGCTAATCTTCAAGCGCAATGTGCTGTCCGGTTGCTTCATCCCGCATAGGCTGCTGTCGCGTCAGGCGTTCTCGGCCTTCGCCATGGATTGGGTGGTGTTCGGTAATGCGTATCTTGAATTGCGCCGCAATGTGCTCGGTGGACCGCTGGCGCTGCATCACACGCTGGCGAAATACACCCGGAGGGGCTCTGACCTGGATACCTACTGGTTTATCCAGGCGGGTCTGGATGATTACCAGTTCCCGACTGGCGCTGTCTGCCATGTGATCAACCCGGACATTCACCAGGAGATCTACGGCATGCCGGAGTACTTCGCTGGCCTGCTGTCCGCCAACCTGTCTCACTCGGCTGACACGTTCCGCAAGTTGTACTACGACAACGGCAGCCATGCCGGTTGCATCGTCTACGTCAACAGCGCTATCGCCGACCAAGAAAGCCTGGACAAGCTAAAGAAGACGCTGACCGACACGCGACGGGGTGGGGCATTCAAAAACATCCTGTTGCACGCGCCGAACGGCGACAAGGACTCGGTGCAGATCCTGCCGTTCAGCCAGATATCGGCCAAGGATGAGTTTCTGGGGGTGAAGTCCGCAACGCGTGACGATATCCTCGCTGCCCACCGCGTTCCGCCACAGCTGATGGGCGCCATGCCGGAAGGTAACGGCACGTTTGGTGATGTGGAGAAGGCGGCGAGGGTGTTCGCCATCAACGAGCTGACGCCGATCATGGAAGCCATGAAACACGTCAACGACTGGATGGGGGAGGAGGTGATTCGCTTTAACCCGTATGCGTTGCTGAACGTAGACTAACCCCCATCGCTGCAACATGGCCGTCGCCGTCTATGGCGGCCACCTTCCTGATCTAACGCTGGCATTCACAGCATCAATCCTTTTGCCATCACCAGTCGCGCTATGCGGCCCTCTGGCGTGCACTTCATGTATCACGGCGTCTACGCACCATCACAGTGCGCGCCTCACAGCGACTCGCTCATGAAGCACATGACCCCCTCCCCATGACCCAACGCGCGCGCTTACTCCCCCGCCTCGCCTGCGCGCTTCACACCCTCTTTATTGTGCAAGATCCAAAGTAGATCGAACCCGCGCCAGCACTGGCGCAGGTTCGCAATAGGGGAGATCGAATTATTGTGCAAAATTGTGCACGTTTTTGCATCTACGAGGCTAGACAAAAATGGAAGCTAACAGAGCTATCAACGCGACCACAATGGAAAGAGTTGCCAATAGAATTACCGCAGTATTTGTCATCCGCGAATAATAAAATTCACGCATGTCTTTAATGCGCTCCTCCATTTTATCCAATGGCTCACTTCCCGGGGTAAATTGTTCTCGATATTCCTGTTGAACTTTTTCTTCAATAGCATTGTGGAATTCTTTATTCCATGAGTTTGTGAAATTGATAAACGCCCGGACAATTTTTTGTTTTAACATTGCTGCAACCTTTTATCCTAGCTAAGCGTCAGGCATGCTTCATTCGCTCATTCAACGTTTCAACGATGAAAGCATTGACCGAAACCTCATGCTCTGCCGCTGCCTGGTTCAGCCGTTCGCCGAAGGATTCTGGGTAGCGCAGGGTAAACGTCTTGATTTTCTCCTGGCGCGCATATGGCTCAATGCCGGCAGCGCTGCAATCGTCCAGGTACTCACGCAGAGACAATTCGCCTTCTTTTTGCAGTCCCTGGATGCTGTCAGAAACAAAATCACAGTAGCCGGACAGGCCGAGGAACTTACCGCGGAACGCGCCGATCTCAGGTACGTAACTGATTATCGCCGGTTGCCCGGCGATCTCCATTGTGTTTGGTGTTGCTGCTGTTTTAGTCATGGCTTAACTCCTATGCTTTCCAGCCATTCGCGGAGGCTAACCACCGCGCCTTTGTCTGTGTCCGGCGATGGGTGGGGGCGGTGGAAGTTAGCGATGCTGCCGTTTAACAGAAATTTGCATCGTGAACCGCGACCCTCTTTAACTTCCCCTCCCAGCGCTTTTATCAGTGATTCCACATCTGACCATTTGATACTGGATAGAACAGGTGTTTTAAATATCTGTTCTAACGTGCTTTTTTGTCGCTTCCTTAACGCTGAAACCTGTTCTTTCATTTCGTTGTCCGTGAAGTCACTTTATGAAGTCATTATGTGTTTTTGGTAATGTGAAGTCAAGTTATGAAGTCACATTAATTCGTCGCCTTAAGTCCGGTTAAGAGGTCTTCGCAAACATCTACGCATTCATTGCAGATGCACACCTCTGGCCCAGTAATGATCCTTCTTACCGAAAACGAACTTCTGCCACAAAAGCTACAAAAATACTCCTTACCTTCATATTTATCTGATGCTGCTGCAGGATTATCCTGATTGTTTTTACTCATATGTCCATAATGTTCGTGATTTCTTCGGACAATGCGGGCACACCCAACCAACTCATTTGCGGTAATGTTCTCTGTCAACATGACGTTTTGCAGACGGCTGGTGATACCTGCCAGTTTTTTAGCACGATCGCTGTGATGATCTGGTTCTGGAATGTGGTGACGATGTATTTCGTGTGGCATAAAACCCCCGTATTTCACAGTTCTTGATGCGTTTCTAGTAATGCAGCCATGATCGCTGCACGCTCGGCAGCAGGCAGAGCGCTGTAGTTTCTGGCCCAGCGCTCCGCCTTGCGTTTGATGCGCTGGCGGTCGATGTAGTTCGCGCCGGCAAAGGCATGGCTATACGCGCTTCCTTCATCGAAATTCATCCATAATTGCTCGGTTCGCGGACCTCCGCGGGTCATCACTTGGAACTGAATAGAGCGCCAGCCGGCAAGCAGTTCGTCATAGAGCGTCGAGGGGTAACCAGAGATCATGACATTGGCCGGCACGGTGCGCAGCACGTCGATCAGGCGGCGGTGATCATCAACGGTATATTCATGCCGATATCTTGCGCGACTGGTGCGGGTTTCTGGTAAATAGGGCGGGTCTGCGTAGATGAGCGTTCGCCCATGTAGGTTAAAATCAGTCCTCTGTAAAAAGCCCACCGCATCACCATGATAAAGATTGAGTCTCGGCGGCATCATTCCCTTATCAATCCAGCGCCGGCGCGTCAGCAGAAAAGCATTATCGTCAACGTCAATTCCAATCGTGCGTGCTGCGAGCGGCTTGTGAAACATCACTGCACCACTGCCGAGATGAGTCTCGATGTATGTGTCATGCGGCGGCATCTGACTAATGATCGCCTGGTATGCGCCGCTTGCGGCTTTACTTCCCAGATATCCCATTTGTGGTACTCCATAGTTAAAAATGACGGTGCTGCAGAACATCTGTATTTGTCTGTGCGGTACCGGCACCATGTGGCAAAGACACAGCTGTCTATATTTGCCGGTATGGCCAGAACAGATATTTATGACTGTGCCGGTACCACATCGCCGGCTATGACTGTGACCGATGGTTTTTCTCACCTAACTGTTTAAAAGCCTGCTTCAATCGAGCCATTAGATCGCCGGGTGCTGTTTTTCCTGAGTCCTTCACCAGATACAGCACGCCATCTTGGCCGGCGCGGTAGCGTGCATCGTCAATATTGACCGTTTGGCCCATGACCAGGCGCCGCAGTGCCGCTCGGCTGATATCGATCCCCAGGGTGAAGGCGTAATCGTCCAATTTTCCGATTAATTCGTCCTGTAATGGGGACATAGCGCGCTCGCCGGATGTTGGAGACCGGCTTTGTCGGCGATCACGTGGCGTTTTCTTACTGGTTTCTCGCAATCGTTTCAGTAGCTGGTGCCGCTCTCTGTATCCCAACTGTTCAAAATTGACGCTTTGCGGCTCTTCATGCGTGGCAATTTCCGTCCCCGAACTGTTTGGATTTTGTTCAAGGGGACAGTTATTGCCACGAGTCCAAGGGGCGGTAGGGCTGCCCTGACGGCTAACGTCAACCCCGAAGCGATCGCCGCCGGTAGCGTCTGTCGCCGAATTCGTGGCGTTGCCGTCGGTCTTGCGCACCATTTTCCAATCGCCGACATGGGTGCAGATACGGGAGTTAGCGCCCAGGCGTGGCGACCAGACGCCATAAATTTGCGTGCCGTGATCGCCATAATCGTTCGGTGTTTCTGATGAGGTGTAAGCGGTGCGGACAACGTGGTACTTGCGCGGGATCAGCACACCGCCTTGCTTGCTGATGTACGTGGCGAAACAACCTGCATCGGCAGCTGATAACACATCGTCAACTGCTTTGTCGTTGATACGCTGGTTTTTTCGCCCGGTCACGCCTTTGCGGGACATCTGCCCTGCCAGCAACCGTAATTCACGGTAAGCCTGGCGGGAGGGAATGCCAAAGAAGCGGAATTGCTGCACGCGGTGCAGCGATGACCAGGCCGTAACATTCTCAACCGTGTCTTTGAGTGATTTGCCGGTTTCTTTGCTGATGGTGTCTTTCAGCCCGCGCCCGTCGATGTTTTTACTGACATATTTGGCGATGTAGCTGGTCGGGCTGCCTTTGCTTTTTGTGATTAGCTCAACGTCAAAGCGAGGTTTGATGTTTTTACCCATGCTAGGCCCCAATTCGGCCCGGTCTGTGCGAATGGCGAAGTTGCGCATAATAGTAGTGATCGCTTTACGGTCTTTTTTGCGCATAAAGCACAGCAGGTGCCAATGGACTGTGCCGTCGTGGTGTGGCTCGGCTACGCGTAGGCCATACCAACGCAAGCCCTGGCGGTGCAGTGCCTTGCGGATACTGGCAAAGAGATTGACCAGGTAATCGCTGGTTTCGCGCGGGGTGGTGTGGTTCCACTTAGGGTTTGGCATGCCACTTGATAGCGTCGCGTGATACTTCGACGGGCAGGTAATCGTATAGAAAACGGCGCAGTCGCCGCGTATTTCGGCCAGTTGTTCCAACCCTTTAGCGCAGGCCATCATTTCGTTGCGGCGGTGTTTTGGATTGCTGTTGCTGGCGGTGATCACGTCTTCCATGGACAAGGTGACGCCATCTTCATTGACCAGCTCATGCGCCTTGAAAAACTCCATCGCTTTGCGGCGCTGCTCGCGTTTGTGCACCAGGGCATCTTGGCTGATGTAAACGGAAGCGTGCTTGTGTACCAGACAAACGGCGCGAAGCTGGGCTTCACGCCATTCACAGCGCAGGCGCCATAATTTGCGATACCACCAATTAGCGCACCGCAGACGGGCCAGCGCGCCGGGGATCAAATGATAGGGGATCTCAGCCCGGCGAGTGCCTTCATGCAGCAAGGCATGATATGCCGGCGGCTGTACAGAAAGCCTGGCCGCTTCATTGGCAACCAGTCGATACAAGTGCAGTAAATCGTCCTGTAGAACATTATCTTCATCAATGACGATCTCGGCATACAGCTCGATGAATCGCATATCCATATAGGCGGCGACCTTCACGGCCAGCCCTTTAACGTCATCTTGCAACAGCTCCGGCAAATCTAGCAGGGCGTCCATGCCTTCGTGACGGGCCATATACCTATAACCAATAGTTTGCTGGCGGTTACGTACTGCCTCCAACCGTGCCAATTCGCTTTTGACGATATCGCGTAAAAACGCATTGGCCCGAGCGTCGCCGTGCTCTCGGCGCAGATAATCAACTCGCTGCTGCAGTGGCTGGCGGATAAATTTAGGTTGCGCGTTCAGATCAGCCTGAGCGGCTAACGCCAGATCCAGACGTTGCATTTCCTTTGCCAGTTTGACCTGGCTTAAGCGTTTATCCTGCATGAAGTCGCGCAGTTCGGGGTCACGCTCTTCGGTATTGAAGTACTTGCGCCAGACTTCTTCTGATAAAGCATCTTCCTGCTCGGTTAGGTGACGGCGATCACTGGCGTACAGAGAGATAATGCCGGCCAGTGATTCTGGCGCCGATGGCTGCGGGGCTTCATCCGCGCGCGGGTTTGCCGCTGGGCGAGGTATTTCCCAGGTGAATAGCAGATCAGAAACAAAGCCGCCACCACCGCCGGAATATGTCGGCGGCAGTGGCGCTAGGCGTTCTCGGCGCTTTTGTGTCATTCGGGAGCACCCGGAGTTGCTCTTTGCAACCAACCGATGTTTACATCCTGAGTGTTCACTGAATCGCCAGGTACTTTGCTGTCTCGCATCCGTTCTGCTTCGCGGCGGATTATTGAGGCAACATTCCGCATAACCTGAATGTTGTTTGCATACAGCATGCGGTCAAACACGCGCAGTTCATTCATGGCCTTTGACATTTTATCCGCTATGTGGTCAAGGGTCTTGGCGCTGATTTCATTCTGTGCTGCTTCCAGCTCGCCGATGCGCTCATTTTTTTGTGCATTCAGGTTGCAGAAGTAGACGCTTTCTTTTTGCGCTGCTTCTAGTTCTTCCAGAAGATAGAAAATGATGTTTTCTTCATCGCTATTTATGAGGGCAGAAAACTCATTTGTTGCCGTATCCCACTCAGCCAATGCATCCGCATCTTTTGGATTTTCCAGATGCGCTTTTAGAGTAAGAGAATATTTATTTGCGGCTATCTTCAGTTCGCTAAATTTATCCTTCGGTTTCATGCTGATGCCCTCATGGTTGCGATAATCTCACCGGCACGAGCTCGACCAGCTGAATTAGCGCTGACAGAACGACGAGCGGTGGTGGTGGTGATGTCGAAATCGGAGTACAACCCCAGCGCTGCTACGGTTTCACTATTGGATGCCACAACGTGGCGGCCACGTTTGGCGGCGATGCGCAGCATGCACGCCAGCTTCCGCTGCTGATGGCTGGTGAAGCCGTCAGTGTGGTAACTGGTGAAATTGGCGGTTGCTGATACCGGGATGTAAGGCGGGTCGCAATAAATCACGTCACCTGGTGCCGCCATCCTGATAGCCTCTTGGAAGGTGCAACACAGGAAAATAGCTTTCTTGGCCTGTGCCTTTTCAGCGAATGCGTGAATTTCTTCTTCGGGGAAATAGGGCGCTTTTCGATGACCGAACGGCACATTGAAATCACCGCTGAGGTTATAGCGGCAAACGCCGTTAAATCCGTGGCGGTTCAGGTAAAGAAACTGTGCAGCGCGGTACAGGAAATTACTGTCGCAGCGCAGATTGAAATCGGCGCGTACAGCGTAATATCCGGCCTCGCTGGCGTGTTCCCTGAACAAGTTGCGCGCTTCGCGGATCAGGACGTCCGGCAGGTTTTTGGCGACGTTGTGGAAGTTGATTAGATCGCTGTTGATATCGCAAAGCAGATAGCTGTCGTAATCGGTATTGAGGAACACCGCGCCCGAGCCGACGAACGGCTCAACCAGGCGCTTACCTTCCGGCAGGTGCTGGCGCAATGTATCGATGATGCCGGCTTTGCTGCCGAGCCATTTAAGAGCGGGCCGGTTCATGCTGTACCACCATCAACGATGACGTTAGCAACCGCGAAACCGGTTATTTCTTTCCCGTCGTAGTTTGCCCCGATCACTTTTGGCGCAATTAACGCATTAATAATGCCAAGCATACCTATGACATAAGCACCGTCACAGATTCCAATCGTTGCGCGTATATCGTTTCGCGCGAACTGTTCTGAGCATTGGACACGATGATTAACCAATGCAGCGATTGCGACCGGGTCAGCCTGGAATAGCGAGTTAAGGATGTCTACTGCCTTCTGAGCGTTCAGTTCCTGCGATACGTAACGACGTCCGCCATTAGCCATCGCTTTGATCACGCCGAGTGTGGTCAAGCAATCCGAAAGTGCACGGTGCGGAGTTCCCTCAATGGTGACGTTTTGCTGCTCTGCTGCGGCAGTCAGCTTTTGCCATTTGAACCCGCCGCGCTCGCTGCGTTGTCTGTAAAACTCGGCGTACTCCTGCATGACGCATACAGTCTGTGTAGGGGCGCTTAAGTTGGGTGTTACCTTCCAGATGCGATCTGTTTGCTCAAGCAGGCGGATGTCATAGTCAGCATTGTAAATGGCTATATTTTTCCCACTGATCAAGCTGCACAGCTGGGGACTAATTTCCGGCCAAGTTGGAGCATCTTTTACCATTTCATTAGTGATGCCATGTATCGCTGTCGCTCCGGCTGGGATGGGCTTTGATGGTTTCACCAGAGTGTTCAGCAGCG